AGCCCCGTCACACTATCCGTAAGCCCCGTCACACTATCCGTAAGCCCCGTCACACTATCCGTAAGCCCCGTCACACTATCCGTAAGCCCCGTCACACTATCCGTAAGCCCCGTCACACTTGATCCTTCTCGTACTGCTTCGTTATCCTCTGCCCATCATCCCATAGTAGAGTAAGATGATCTGATCGCACGTACAGGCACGGGCGATTACCGTCGGGTATGACGTTAGACGTCGTACGGCCTTCAAGCAATCCTCTGTGGAGTTCGTACCCTAAACTGCGAAGTAGCTCACCACGTTTGTTGCGTGCAATCCGAGCGGTTGCGCGTATCTCGTCAAGTAAATTATTTAATGCTGTGGTGGACACCCAGCCGTTGCGGAATCCCGGACGACCAGATGCAATTGCCTCGATGACTTCTTGTTCGATACGACCTGCGGATTGAGTGATTGCGCTCTCAGTACACGAAGTTGTTGGTACTCGTCTGCAAGAGCCAGCCGGGTTATATTCATCGAGTATGTGATAGTTCCGGAGAAAATGATTAACGTTAGCGAATCCACCATCATTCAACCACCCATACAATCGTTCGAAATAGCCACCTGACATCCCATCGCGCTTGAGGTCTTCAAGTGATTGCTGTGCAGTGTAAAAAGGTGCGAAGGTTCGGTTATTTCTCGTCTTACGAAGGCCGTCTTTGTGATTACTATTAATGATGAAATTCGCACATACTTGCCGTGTAACTTTTTTACCGCCTTTTGGTTCGATCTCTTGCCATTCTCCGGTAATCATCGGCTTCAATGCTTCGTATATTTCGTTTAGCCCATCGGCTACGTAAATATCTTCTACTGCAATAAAAACGCGCTCGTACATAAAATCGTTAAACCGGCTGGCAAGTTCTGCAGCTTTGGGAAAATGTGTGTAGGCTGATCCGACAGCGTATTGCACGCACTTCGTTAATAGTGTTTTACCGTTTCCCTCAACGCCTTGAATAAATGGACACCACTGGAATTTCACGCCTTGGTATTGTACGACGGCTGCCATGTAGGACAGCAAGATATCTGCGTCTCGTTTCACTGGACACAGCTTAATGAGGTGTTCCAGAAAAAGTGTTACGTCACCCTCAACACAGGGTATTTCCATCGGCCAGTACGTATTTACGTAAGTAAACCCGTTCTGATTAATAATCGCACCTGTCGGTAAATCAGGACGAAAACAGGTGTCGTCGACTTGCGGATGTACCACAAGTTGAGAATCGATAAAAGCATCGAACGCGTTTTTAGTTGTACGTGAGTTTGCAGCATCAATCGTAAATATTTTACCGCCATACGCCGATTTAAAAACTGTTGGTTTTAGCAATCGTCCGCGCGGCACAAGCATTTTATCTTGCTCGATCACATACACACAACCGGCGAAATATGCGGCTTGTTGCTCTGCGTTGAGAAATGCAGACGATGTGTCAATGCTCGCGACCATGACGGGCGCAACTGGCGGGGGATCAATACAGACGGTCGTGTTGATCTCTATCGCGTTAACAATCGTTCGCGGCAGATAATCGCCACGATCGTATTTGTCACGATAGAGCCCTGATGCGAGCATGAGCGTACGCATGCGCTCCGCATCACATCCCGTCCAAAACGCTAGATGCTGGGCAAGCGCCGCATCAGCTTTCGAGTCATCGTATCCGTCCAGTTTATCCGGTGCCGGGTAAGCTCCGGCTAGTATGTGCACGTTACGCTGCCATAAATCACGAAACGTCGCTTTGCTACTAAATGTATTACGATGTGGCAAACAAGCACGACGGATCAGATCCGAGTCATCCACAGAGCCAACCCATCGTGAATCGACGCCACGCGTAACAAGTGTTGCGAAACGTTGTAATATATCGCCATTGCCGTTACTATTCGAACGGGGCGGAAAATATTGGTTTGCTATCTCCCAGATCGCATCAGACGTAAACGCCGCGTTACCCACAGCATTGTTGCCGGTTAAAGCTACGAAACGACCAGAGTTATAGAGTTCTATATTTAACTCGGCAGGCTTGCAACAATGCTCAGGTAATATCCCCGATCCGATAATATGTAATCCTTGTCCCGATTGCGAAACCTCGACTGCGCACCCCACTAAGCGCGTCAGGAGTTCGACTGCTAGCGGTGACCACTTGCCGTTAACCACACAAGAATCGATATCAAGAAACCAAAACGGATCGTTATCTGTAAAAACGAACCCTACACCATGACGCGCACCCATGCGGTTGGCTGCGGCCATTGCCTCGTCGCCGCTTAACCATATGGCGGGGTCGTGTGCGTTGGCTGGTAGCCCTGTATTGAGGTTTACTGGGATTTTATCAGACTTACCGGGTCGCGATGTGCTAGGTCTGATGTGGTATACGACAAACTGTTTATACAAATTTAAAGCGTGAAAGGCCGCCGGCATGAATTCCATTTGTTATCCCTTGATGAATATACTTACGTGCTAGTCGAAAAGCGCTTTTATTTTGTTACGAAGTGCAGGCGTTAGTTTACTGGTTAATGGGTCGTGCAAGCTAATACCTTGTGCAATGATTTCTACAATACCTCTGTCGATTGCCGCACTTAGAATGACGCGCTTAAACTGCGCCATGGTAAAAAAATACTTTGATACAAGTCCGACGGACACCGACACCTCGCGTGCAACGTCTTCGCGTGTGACTGCGTGATACCCGTGTCGGATCGCCAGTTTAATACCCGCTTGTAGTATTTGTTCTTTTCGTTCTTGCGGGTCTTTACGCTCTCTTTCTTTCATTATTCTATGTGCTCCGGGGCGAGTTCGCGCCCGTTAATCAAGTGTGTGATTAGCTCACGCGTGCATAACGCGCATGCTCTAGGATTTTTATCGTGTGCTCCGTTATACACAGCGGCTTCAACATTCGCGAAGTGGAACCCCGGGTCGAGGGACGCACCGCACCACGTTGTATCTGTATCCTGTTTAATGTGTGCTGTCATAGCGTACCCTCACCGGTCGCAAACGCCGCATCACCGCCCATGCTCACAACTAACTCGATCCATTTTAATTGCGCTCGTTCTTCAGGCGAATCGTGGAACGCCCATGTATTCCGTTTCACTTCGCGTGATAGAAACTGCCCTATGGTGTGGCCGATATGCGCAGTCGTGATAATCACAGGGCGTATACCGATCAGGTCGGCGGACTTGACCACACGGTTAACCGCGGTGCTCTCGTTCGCTAATCCGTAGCGTACGAACCCTGTATCGGTTGCGAACGCTCCGACGTTGTTACGCCACAATCTGCAACCTTTGTTCGTTGCTTCTAGCTTAATGATGTTCATGATCGCGGCCTCTGATTTATTGTCCGCCCAGTGCGGTGCGGGATGATCACGATCAACCCCAAACTGTATGCGCAAGTCGGCGATTGCGTCGTCTGATATGTTCCACTTTTTAACCCATTCCGTTAGTAGCATGGCGATACTCCCCTAATCCATCATGCTACCGTAGTATTGACCTTGGCGTCAATAGCGCGCTTCACGCGGTCGCATAGGTCGTTTGCGGCGTTGGCGCCTAGAGTCTGGGCGGTGCCGATATCTATGCCGAACGCGTGATAAAATTGCCTGTATATGCCGGAGTCATCCACACCAAGAGCCCGCGGCCAGCCCGCCCATTGCGCGATCGCCATGCGTAGGTCGTGTTGCGACTGTTGGCGCGCGGTATGTCGTAGTGCGACCGCTCGCTGGGCTATTGCGTCAAGCCCTTGTGGTATACGGACGCCGCCATCGATCCGGTCGATCTCACCGCGTAAGGCGGCGAGCACGGATGGGTCGAGCTCGGTTAAATCCCCGTCAACTTGTGCGGGAGTCGATCTCTGTTGTGGGGGTGTGTAAAACCCGCAGTTAGGGCAAACCCTGATCGTGCGAGGGTAAACCCCCATGCAGGCCGGATTAAGACACACACGCAGCGGGATAACGTCGTCCGCGGGTTTAGCGCGCCGATCTCGACGATCAAGCGACCATGCCCGCGGGGCGTCTGGGAGGCCATGGCGAATGACGTTACCCACATGATCGATAATTTTAGCATGTGTTTTGCCCGGCATGGGACGGAGGGATCGCCCGAATTGCTGTGAGTATAACCCGTATGATGCGGTCGGCCGCGCCATCGACACTACGCTAATCGCCGGAACGTCCACGCCTTCGCCGAGTAAATCCACGTTTACAAGCTGCAGCAATTCGCCGTTGCGGAACCGGCGCATAATTGCTGAGCGCAAGAGATCGGGGGTTTTACTGCTGATTACCTCTGCCGGTACGCCTGCGGCGCGGAACGCTGCAGCTATGTCGGTCGCGGCCTCAATGTCAACCGCAAAGGTAACACCCGGTTGACCGGGTGCAATCCGTTGATAATGCGCTACCACATCACCCGTAATGTGAGACTTGTGGATCGCCGCGCGTAGTGGTTTAGGGCTGAAATCACCCCCCGGCGCCGTGGTTACCGCGGATAAGTCGAGATCGGAGGAAGGGGCGAATATTCGGTAGTCGGTAAGATAACCCATCCGGATAAGCTCCCGCATCCCTACTCCTATCACCATCGCATCCATGATCCCATCCGCATGTCGACCGAGCCCTCGACCGTCCGCGCGAATGGGGGTTGCTGTGGGATACAGTCCGTTTGCATTAGGAAACAAAGCGGCCGCTCGTCCCCACTTATTATCGAGTAAGGGGTGATGCCCTTCGTCTTGCACGACTAGTTTGATTCGTTTGAACCATGCTGTATCAGGTGCCATGCGTATGAGGGTATCTACTCCTGCCACCACAACCCGGCTATGCGGGTCATAGAACGATCGACCGAATTCTGCCATGTGGATCGCGATCACATCACGGATCGCCTGTCTCTGTGCGATCAAGTTATGCTGTATGCCATAGCGGCCTAGCGTGATTGATATCTGGCTAACGAGTTCGACGCGATGCGCGATCGCGATACAAGGATCGACCGATTGTGACATGAGGTATGCAAAGATTGCCGTTTTACCGCCGCCCGTCGCAAGCTGGACGAGTACGTTTCGGGCGCCTGTTGCCCACGCTGCGCGTATGTCATGCACAACGGCTATCTGATACGGTCTAAGCTGCATGCGATCCCCTATTGACGAGGCCGTCATTATCATTGTATCGTAGCGACCTGTCAACTAACGGAGCACCGAGCATGATCAAGATCGAGATAACGAACCCCCACGAAATGACCGAGCGCGAGATACACAACATGTGCACGTATCTGTACGCATGTGTCGGCCAAGTCGTAGCGAAAGCACCAGACGCACCTCAACGTGGTAGAGCCGGTGACCTTACCGCTGGTGATCTGATCGACGGTCAGCGACTGATAGCTGCTAAACGCGACGAACAAGGACTTAGCAAAGATGTATTTATGGATATGGTGGACACACCGAGCGCACCGCCCGTCCCCGAGTACCTAGCGAATACCGGTGCGGCCAACCCGTCGTTACCTAGCGGCATGATTGCCACACCTGTCGAGCTCGTGCTCGACGCGAAGGGTTACCCCTACGACGGTCGCATCCATTCACGCGAGGCGACACGCGTTAAGGACGGCACGTGGAAACTCAAACGCGGCGTTGAGATGGAAGAAGTGATTCGAATCCGTAACGAGTATATGGCTGCACAACTGGCACCTGTTCCGGCAGCCGTGTCGATGACACCGGCCGCTCCCGTAACCAACGTTCCACCTCCTCCGCCTGCTGTACCCGCTACCGGAGTTCCGCTTGATTTCCCCGCTATGATTACGCTTGTGTCTGAGGCTTTTAACAAGCATCGCGTTACGCAAGCCGACGTACTTTCGATCGTTACGGAGCTAGGATTACCCACGCTGCCTATGCTACAAACTCGCCCCGACCTCTTGCCCCATTTCCATTCACGGTTCATGGCTCTGTTAAACAAGGCGGTTGCGGCATGAGCGAAACAATATGGGAGCAAATAGCAACCGGTGGCAGTGGTGATGGCGCTCTAGTTCGGCTTAAAGTTCCGGGCGGCTGGTTGTATAGAGACACGACGGTAATAGCGAATAGGGATGGTCTTTTCCCCGTTGTTACCATGTGTTTCGTGCCTGAACCCAGCGGAAGCAATGTGCTGTATGTATGCCGTTGCGGGGGTGACGTAACGTTTATGACTGTGTATGGCCTAAAACATTGCATGAATTGTGCGGGGGTCGTGTATGAGTGAACATTCCATACTTCCCCCGTCAAGCGCCGCGCGTCGCGTAGCGTGTCCGGGGTCGCGTAAATTAGAATCGATGTATCCGGATCAGGGTTCGCCGCATGCTCGGGAGGGTGAGGCGGCGCACTGGGTCGCGTCGGAACTGTTACGTACGCGAATCAACATACCGCCGATCGCGCCTAACGGTGAGCAAATCACCACGGAAATGCTGCAGGGCGGAGAGATGTATGTGCAAGCGATTCACGAGGTAATGGGGTCGGAGCTCCTCGCACTGCACATTGAAGAACGGGTTACGATCGCTTCAATCCATCGCGACTGTTGGGGGACACCCGATGCATGGTGGTTCGACATGTCAAGCAGTACGCTACACATTTGGGACTACAAGTTTGGACACGGGTTCGTTGAAGTATTCGAGAATTGGCAGTTAATCGAGTACGCGAGCGGGATACTTGATCAGCTGGGGATAGATGGACTTTATGATCAGAGAACTACAGTCAATTTTTACATCGTACAGCCCCGTTCTTACCATCGCGATGGCGCTGTTCGCCGCTGGTCAGTGCGCGCGAGTGATCTTCGGCCGTTTTTTAATATCTTGCATGTTGCGGAAGCTCGAACGTTCGATGCTGCGCCAATCTGTCGTCCGAGTCCTGAGTGTACGTATTGCACCGCCCGCCATGCGTGCGAAGCATTACAACGATCGGCATTATCGGCAGTCGATCTGAGTCAGTGCGCTATCGTTCACGATCTCAATGCGTTAGCCACAGGGTCAGAGCTCCGTGTGCTCGAACATGCGGCTATGCTCCTTGATGCACGGATCACCGGACTACGCGAACAAGCACTTGCGATGATCGCACGGGGTGAGGTTGTTTCGTGGTATACGGCTGAGCCCACCACAGGGCGTCAACGTTGGATTAAACCAGACGGTGAGGTGGTCGCCATGGGTGTATTGATGGGGTTCGATCTGAGTCAGCCAGCGAAACCAATTACACCGAAGCAAGCGATCTCGGCCGGTATGAACAAAATGCTCGTTGAATCGCTAAGCGAAACACAGCACGGCGCATTGAAGCTCGTAGCAGATAATGGATCGAAAGCACGTAAAATATTTGGAGGTGTTTCATGAGTCCCGACTACTACCAAGCACTAACTGATGTGATCGACGATCTAAAACGCGCATGTCACGAAATACTCGCGGATGAGCGTATTCCCGATGACTCTACTAAAACAATATCACTCGTGGTGCTAGAGTCAGTTATTCGCCGTGTTGAGGAACTGGGTAGGTCGGCCGGATTATCCACAACCCTCGACCGTCTTTCATAAACACAAATAGCTATTGACGTACCCGTCACTAAGGAGTAAGATCGCTCTATCAGGTCGGCAATGTGCTGCCCGCAATGGGGGATAAAACATGACTTACAGCGAATTAGCAAAAAAGTACAACATCACCGTAGAGAAGTTAAAACAACTGCAACATGACTTTGTGCAATGTGAAGGTTACGCCGATTCTGGTTATGAGTTTATAAATCTAGAAGATTACATAAAATATAATACCGTGAAATTTGAAAAAAGAACAAAGCCGGTGTTTTTTAAATCGCTTTGCGAATAAAAGAGGAAATCAAAATGGCGCAAAATAAACAATACGCTGTGATAGTGAAACGTGGCTGGCATATAGAATCAACCCGTAAATTTGCAACGAAACGTGAAGCATTTGCGTATGGTCATTTCAAAGAAAAAGAAACTTACATCTGTCATTCTTTGTTCGATGAAGTAAATGACATCTATCGGCCGACATACGAAAACTATATTGTCGAGAGAACCCATTAGTGGAGGTACGCATGTTAGTTAAAACAATATTAGTCATCACACTATTGCTCACCTATTACGGTTTATATGTTTCACTTAAAGAGGTCGTCTATGGGTAATCGACATACAGTGATAAAACAATCAAAATCTCGGTGCATAGTGTGCTCCGTCGGAACCATCGAGGAAGCGAAAGAATGGGTGCGTGCGAATCATCCATCCGATACGTCCGGCAACTGGGTAATCGATGCCGATCCGGCGTGCGCGCCGGTTTTATACAGTGCGCTTGTTGATCACGAGCATTATATTTTTACGGCGGCATGCATATGATGACGATGGATTTGTTTGTATCAATCATCGGATGGTGCGGTGCCACCCTGATTGTCACCTGCACTGTAAGCGTAATAGTGTTCTTGCTTTTTATTATGCGTGCTTACCTGAGAGGGATATTCCATGGCTATTGAGCTATCAGAAGAAACGACACGTGAAGTTAAACACATACAGGAGTCGCTCGTTTCGGCTCGCGACACGATCGAAAAGAAATTGCGCTCAGTGCTTGATGAATTCATAAACGAAACGATGGTAAATTTTTCGAATACCGTCGAATGTGACCTTAACTATAATTTCACGAGATGGATTCGGCGCGAAGTGGATAAACTCATGCATGGTTTACTCTCCGGCAACATGGCGTATCTCAAGTACTCTGCCATTGTATCGGATTACTCGTTTGATAAACTGCAAATGATTCGAAAAGCGATATACGATGCGGCGAAGGACGACATACTCGAATCGGCACTCGCGGAACAAGCTAAAACTATACAGCACTTAACGTGCCGATTGGAAAGCACGCAAGAAAAATTCAGAGAATACCGAAACGACAACGGGGATTTCTGATGAAACGATATTACAATCGCAAGAAACCGCTAGAAGCGGAACAATGGGATGGTGAGCCACACCCGCTTGTTATCGATTGCACCGTGATAACGGTAACTGGCCGCACACCCATACGACCGGGCGACTACATCGTACAAGATACACATCTAGGCGTGACCTACACCGCCGTGGGGAAGCGTGCCGTATTCGAATCATCGTATGAGGAGGTGACGACATGAGGCGCGTATTAGCACATACGACGGTATGCTGCGCATACATACAAGATTTCGATCATGAAATTAATCGACTGTTAGCACAAGGTTGGGAGCTATGGGGAAACCTATTCGCACATGAGAAATTCCTATTTCAGGCGATGGTTAAATACGAGCGGGTGACGACATGATGCGGATCATACGGTATGACATTATGCTTCAACATGGATTACCTGAATTGTGCCGAGCGGTTCAAGAAGCGATCGATCAGTATGGTTGCCAGCCGTTAGGCGCGCCCTTCGTGTCATCGCCGGGCTGGTATGGACAAGCGATGGTTACCTACGAAACTGAATCCAATTGACGCCCCCGTCAATAGCACGTAACATACGTTACCTAACAATGGAGATACAAACATGTCAAACAAGATTACACAAATACGTACGCCCGTTGGCCGTTTAGTTCAGGGTTCGTTATATCGCGGTAATACGAAAGATCGCGAAGGTAACGTGCTGGTCTACAAAACCGGAAAGATGGCCGGACAACCACGCATGCAGTTTTATTTCGCCGTCGCTATCCCGAAACAGCATGGTCTGCACTGGTCGCAAACAGAGTGGGGCAGTGTGATATACAATGTTGGTCACAGTGCTTTCCCGAATATCGCGACACCCACCTCGACTAAATTCGCGTGGAAAATAGCCGACGGCGATTCGACCGAACCGAATTCCGAAGGTACTCGCCCGTGTGACTGCCAAGGCTTCGCGGGATGCTGGGTGCTGCGTTTCAGTTCGTCCATGGCACCGAAAGTTTGTACAGCACGCGGTGAGGAATACATCGCGCAAGAGGATTTCGTTAACCTTGGCGATTTCGTACAAGTCGCTGCAACGGTAGACGGTAACGATTCGACACAGCAGCCGGGCGTTTATTTGAACGGTATGATCGTAGCGTTTCAAGGTTACGGCGAAAGAATCATCCTCGGGATCGATGCTAAAAGCGTCGGGTTCGGGCAGGAGGCATTACCGGCTGGATGTATGCCAACACCCCCATCGGGTATGTCTGCCACACCAGCACCGAGCGTAACACCCCCCGTAGTGCAAGGCATACCGGCGCCGGCCGCAACGCAACCCCCTCCATATCCCGGCATTATGACACCCGCGCCTGCACCAATCGCACCACCACCGGCTCCTATTGCACCACCCGTGCCCGTATCACCGTTGCGCATGATGACGCCCGCTGCGCAGGGGCATTCGTACGAAGCGTATAAGGGGATGGGTTGGTCGGATGATGATCTCATTCGCATGGGTTACATGGTTAATTAATAACGACGCCCCGCAAGGGGCGTAACACAGGAAGCAACACACATGGCAGTGATATTCGACATTGACGGAACACTAGCAGATTGCACACATCGCTTGCATTACATTCAAGGCGAACAGAAGCGTTACAACACATTCTACAACGCGATGGATAAGGACATGCGGATTAAACCGATCGCGTCCCTAGCGATGGATTTGTCCCGTTCAACGCGAATTATCATGGCAACCGGCCGACCTGAATCACATCGTGACATGACGCTCGCGTGGCTAGAGGCGAATAACATTCCCTGCCACGACCTGTACATGCGCCGTGTGGGTGACTTCAGGCCGGATTACGTGGTTAAAAAAGAAATGCTAGACGCGATAAAACGACATTATCCGGTTGATTTCGCTATCGACGATTCACCGGCCGTTATCGAAATGTTTAATAGCAACGGTGTGCTGTGCCTAGCTATGCCAAGGAGTGAAACGAAATGAAAATCGTTAAGTATGCTTTATCAATTATTACCGTGGACAGTGAGGCTATCGAAACCTCAATCGAGTTAAAATATTACGGAAACGAAAACATTATCATTCTCGCTACGGAGTTATCGGAAAAGGATTCGGGCACCGTTGCGGAAACACGATCGCTATGCGTACCGCGTCATATCCTCGAAACATTTATGGAAACGATTAGATGAAAACCGTTCATTACCCGAAAACAACATTTACACGATCGGTTAAGACGTTTTGCCGTGTCTGTAATAAAAAACTAAAACGTGTTATCTCTGATTATTTCACAATAAACCCATGGAATAAGAGAACACATCATGAGAATGTTGTCCACATAACGGAGGTACTCGACAATGCCGAAACATCCCTCACAACGGATGGTACGATTTGCAGAAAATGCGAGGCTTTGACATGAACAACTGGATCGATTGCAACGAACGATTACCCGAGCCCGGAGAGTTCGTTTTAGCATGTAATGCGGATGGCGGCCACATACTTGATTGTTACATTATCGCCAGAGTGACCGACGGGTATGTGTGGAGCGACGTCGATTATTACGACGTGAGCGGAATTACGCATTGGCAGCCATTACCGGAGCTACCCGCATGATAAATGAACATGAACGTTTTGAGTTTTTAGCTAAATCAAATTATGAGATGGTTTACTCGTGGCACAAAAAATTATACTTATGTCTAGTTGGGAAACGTCACTATCAAGTATCTTTCCCGTATGAAATAATAGCGTACGAATATAAAAATAAATTATACATAACGAAATACGGACGCATTGCATGATAATAGCTAGCGATGAACTGAAATTATTTAGACAAAGACATGGTATGTCGACAAAAGCGTTTTGCGAAAAATATAAGATTTGTCGAACGTCATGGGTTAGCTGGGAGTCCGGGAAAAAACCTCCGAGTGGCACTGTTCAAACATTTCTACGATGTTTGATGAAAGAACCGAAACTGATGGAGAAGATCATTAATGACACTGCCACCACCGCCCCCATCGTTTGAAACGTTACCCTATGGCACTATATTACAAACGGGTACTTGCGCATCGACGATCATTGCTGGATTAGATTTCGAAACATTTTCGGAGGCAGGGTTTATATGGAATCCGATAACAAGTAAATTTGATCCTCCACCGGGCGCTAAAGATAAGGGACTACCGACAATCGGTGCTGCAGTGTACGCGATGCATCCGAGTACTGAAGTGTTATCTGCTGCATACGATCTCAAAGATGGTACCGGAGAGCATTTGTGGTTGCCGGGTCAACCACCCCCACTCGATCTGTTCGAACATTTGCAACGCGGTCGACTACTGCAGGCGTGGAACATGCAGTTTGAATACTGGATTTGGACGTACGTTTGCACACGCCGCTATGGTTGGCCACAACTGCCTGTGCGACAATTACGATGCGCGCAAGCTAAATCCCGAGCGCATGCACTGCCGGCCAGTTTAGACGGTGCTGGCACTGTGCTTGATATTAGTCACAAAAAACATGCTGATGGTCGGCGCCTCATAATGAAATTTAGCGTACCGCACAATCCAACGAAGCATAACGCGCGAACGCGCGTATTGATGGCTGACGAACCCGAAGACGGCGGCAAATTCATTGCGTACAACATTCAGGATATACGCGCAGAGGCGGAGATATCGCGCTTGTGTCCCGATCTCTCACCGTTTGAATTAGAGTTCTGGTTATGTGATCAAGCTATCAATCGCCGTGGTGTTCGATTGGATCGACAAACGATCGAGGCGGCGCGCGATGTGATCGAGCAAACGGCGCTGAAATATAACGCAGAGTTGCGTCTATTAACGCGCGGGCATGTAGGGTTCGCAACGGAAGTACAAGCGATCAGGAAATGGTTGTTATCGATGGGAGTGCATACTGAAACGCTCGACATGGAAGATATCGAAGAGATACTAAAACAACCGCTATTGCCTAAAATTAAACGCGTACTAGAGATCAGGCAATTGCTTGGATCGGCCGCCGTTAAAAAAATCTATGCAATGTTAAACACAATGGATTGGAACGACCGCGTGCATGATCTGTTCGCGTATCATTCCGCACGTACCGGTCGTGCTGCAGGCCAAGGTGTACAACCACAAAACTTGCCGAATAGTGGCCTTGATGTTTTAGAGTGCTTAAGTTGCAAACGCTATTTTGTTAATCGTGTGGGGTGCGCATGGTGTGGAAGTAATCGGGCACACACTACACATGAATGGAATCCGAAAGCGACAGAGGATGCGGTAGAATGCATACGCACACGATCTGCTGATCTCGTCGAAATGTTTTTTTCAAATCCAATCAAGACGGTTTCAAGCTGTTTGCGCGGAATGTTTATCCCGGCGGATGGTTGCGACTTCATATGCTCCGACTACGCATCGATCGAACCGATCGTACTTGCGATACTAGCGGGCGAGCAATGGCAAATAGATGTTTTCAATTCGCACGGAATGATTTACGAAATGACTGCTTCACGCATAACAGGGGTGCCGTTCGAAGAATTCATCAGACACAAAAAAGAAACTGGTAAACATCACGAAGATCGAAAGCTTGGTAAGACTGCAGTTCTTAGCTCGGGATACGGCGGTTGGATAGGCGCATGGATTAATTTTAAAGCTAATGAGTTTCTCACAGAAGAACAAATCAAAGCGGCCATTCTTGCGTGGCGTACCGCATCGCCAGCAATCGTTGAGTTCTGGGGAGGTCAAACGCGCGGACGCTACGGCCACATGAAACAATATTACGGACTCGAAGGTGCGGGTATTCAGGCGATCATGAAACCGGGTGAACCGTTCACTTACCGTTCGATCAGTTACGTTGTGATTAACGACGTGATGTATTGCACGTTGCCATCTGGCCGTAAGATTACATACCACCGCCCACGACTTGCGCCGAGCACTCGCGCATATCGAGAGAACACACTAGAGATAACTTTCGAAGGATGGAATTCTAACCCGAAGCAAGGAAAAGTCGGCTGGATACGTATGTCAACGTATGGCGGAAAACTTACGGAGAACGTCGTGCAAGCAGTCGCACGCGACATTCTTGCGTACGCTATAGTCGCGCTCGAAGCTGCTGGCTATCCGGTTGTGATGCACGTACATGATGAAATCGTTGTAGAGGTTCCGGAGTGCTTCGGGAGCGTCGAGGAAGTCGAGCGGATAATGTCAACAATGCCAGCGTGGGCGTCGGATTGGACGATCAAAGCGCGTGGCGGATGGAGAGCTAAACGTTATGCAAAGTGATAAATGGATCGACTGTAATATTGAAAAACCCGCATCTTGCGATTTAATTGTTGTTCGTGGCACGCATCCAGAAAAAGAAGCGTTATGTTTCTATCATGGGGGTACCGATACATTCATGAACGAAGACGGATGTATCATGGGTGTGACGCATTGGAAATACGACGAGGCGAGAGTATCCATACAAAACGCATGTATTAAAGAATATCTCGAATGTTTTGGGTTGGACGAGCTTGTCGAAATGGTAATGGATAAATTAACCGCCGAAGAACGCAAAGAGATATTAAACGAGATTCGCGCAGAGTGTGAAGCAGAGAGGAACTATCCATGGTAAATAAACAAATACGATTAATAAACGCGGAGTGCGCACAATGAGTAAAAGATCGCTGACTGTAGGTGGCGCGTATGTGGATATCAAACTGCAGATTCATACTATGCGAGACGATGGTCTATACTACGCTGAGATATGGCTGAATAAGGCCACTCGTGAAGTTTTTTCAGAAGCGAACGTAAGTACTTTACTAGACAATGTGAAATCACATATTGCCGCATATGTGGAACACAATGTCGACACCGGACGCTGCAAAGAGTGTTACATCGGCGCGATCGCTGATTACGATGCTACTGTCACATTCCTACGCGCTGATGAGGCCGAGCACTATACCCATTCGGAGATCAGACGATTAGATCACTGCCCGGAGTGCGGCACACGTAACGAGGGGACGGCGGCATGACGACCACACATGCAATTGTACTATGCGCTAGTCCTGCCTTCAGTATGGCATCGTTTAAAAAAACACCATGAATAGGTCGTAAGAATCTAGGAGCTATAGTATTAAGTGATATCGAAGGGAAGTGGTATCAGTAGCTAACTATCCGCTTGATCCATTTGTTCATCTTTCGGATCGATCCGTTGGTCACAGGTCATGGCGAGATCGCACGGTTCAACAATCTGTACCATGTCCTCGGTCGCTTGCACATAGTCGCCTTCGTATATTAGCCACAGCACCCGACCGGCGCTGATCGAGATCAACACGACCGAAACGATAACCCACAAACGTGTCCACCATAATTTGCGCCAACTACTCATAGCAACACCCGTCGAATCCATCCGCGAAAATTAGGCACTTGTGCCTTGTTTTCATCCGTTAACTGTAGATAATAGCGGCTCGCTTCCGTGCGAAGACGGTCCGAAAGCCAACCAGCGGGTAGAGAATTTAGCGACCTGAGAGTTACCGAACCGACTACCCCGTCGATTGTTAGTTCTTGACCACATCCATGAATTGCCGCTTGAATTACATTACCAGCTTTTTCGGGCGGCATGTTAATAAATAATAACAAACACTGGCCTGCAACGGTTTGGTCGTTTATTTCGCCAAGGCGATAGTAATTCCAGTAGTCTTGCTCAAGTATCAAATAGCACTGATCGTCGGTTAGCGACGAGATTTTGAGGTCAGGATAGGATCGCTGTGATATACCTAAACGGGTTAGGCCGCCCCGATCAGAAACAGAGTCGCTCACACCTCCCTCTGCGGCAAATATGAGCGGTTTGAGTTTTTCGAAATCTGTCGGCATGGTTAGGTCTTAATGATTTTTTGCATGATAACTGACGGCTGGATAACGTTTGCCGCGCTATTACTGCCATCTGTCGGTATTGTAACAGGGATAGCGGGAGCGGGTGTTCCGGCGTTATAGCACGGTACTTGGTTCGAACCCCCTCCGGCCGCTGTGACAAAATTCATATCCCACGACGGTGAGCTCACATCGCTATGGTTATGTGCGTGCATTTCGGCCAGTGTTTGAACGTGTGCTTCTTCGCCACCGTGTTGTCCGACTACGCTACCAATTACGGCAGTACCGGTTCCGCCACTACCCATCGAAACACTACGTCGCAGATCGGGCACGTTAAACGCCGTGGACGACGCCCTGCCGAATGGGAAAAACGTTATGCTGGGTGTTCCAGCACCGGTCGTATTGTTGTTAATCGTGATACTTGTATTTGAGTTAACGGTTACGATAACGCTACCGTCGACGATGCCCGTACCTTCGACAACCATCCCCGGATATGCCAACGTGATCATATTAGATAAACCAGTAATCACACCGTCGGTACCATCTGTCGTTCCGGTCTGCACGAACGTTATCGCTGAGAATAAATCCGGAAATGTGGCGCGGGTTACTGATTGGCCGTTACAAGATAGATAACCATTCGAGCCATTGAAAATGGTCGTACCGGCGTAATCGATAATCATACCGGACTGAATAGAATCAAACGACGCGCTTACTTGGAACCATGATTCGTCAGTGCCGGGTGTTGTCGTGTTCGCTGCGACCTGATTCTCCCAGACTTGCCCGCTGTAGTACACGCGGGCATAAATCGGATACGGGAACGCCACGCCGAGGTTCTGCGATGCGAGAATAAACGGAGGCGTACCGTACTGATATAATGTTTGTAGCGTGCTCGTTATGTCATTCATTAACTGATTAAACTGACCGCGCGGTATCGGCAGCGCACTGGGGTTAGTGTTAAGAGGTAACTCGAAATCAACACCAAAACCGTATTGGTACGATAGTACATCGGGTGAAGCCGTCGGGGGGATAGCGCCGACTGTGCCAGCTACAGCAAACGGATATACAAAATACATGGCAATGATCCTTATGTTAAGACGGATGGAACCCGCCGTTTCCAAAATTCGAATAGTTATTTTCGAAGATGGGGGTATAGGGTGGTGTGGTAAACGATATCCGCTGGTTAAACCCGAAGTACACACCCGACGTCGGGTAAATAACGTATTTTATACCAACACCTGCAGGCCGAGGAAGGATATCGTACTCAATCAGGTAGGTACTTAACCCCCACGACGGCACGAAGTTAAACACATACGTGATCGTCATATCGAGCCCATCGAGCACCGTTATCATATCGCCAGTAAACGCAGGGGACGTCGCGAATAGATACGCGAAGAACGCGTTAATATCCCATATGTTCCCACTCGATGTGATCTGGTATGCCCGGATGCGTAGGACTAGGCGCTGTTCTTCCTCGGTGAGCGAATAGTTGCCCCCTCGACTACTGAAGTTACCGCCGCTCGGAAACGGTTGATTGTAGTTGGGGTTAAAATTCCCATACGTATTTTCGTAGTCGGGAAACGACGGATCGAACGCATTAAAACCCCACAGCGGTTTGTTTACATCGTCGGGGGTGTCTTCCACAAGTAATGGGGTATTAAGGATATACGACCAAACGGAAAGGCCGAATAAATTAGCTGTTACGAGGTTAAATATATTGTTGTAGTAATCGAGCCAAAATTCCGTTTGATTAGCGTCGTACCACGCTTGTTTAGCGCTAATGAGCGCGATAATATTCGGCGCGTTATCATACTGCCACAGAATCGACTGAAGCAGATCGACCGTATAGTCGAACGACTGGATGCCGGGGTTAGTCGACCTCATACGGGAGCCAGCACAAAAATAGCGTTAAAATTAGCGAAAAAGTTTTGTTGCCAAATCGCCGCGTTAATCACATTAGTGTAGGACACGGGCGTAGCGAGCGATACCTGTACGTTTTGGATGTACACACCCGGTACGGCCGCAACGATCGCGGCGGCTACCTCGAACGCAGAGAGGTCGGCACCAACGGTTAGAGCGGGCGGAATACCCACCGGAGCGACGACACCCTGCGCCCAATTATAGACTGCGGACTGTACGCTCAAAGTGAGGTTAGGCGTGATGGCTGTACCCTGCGATACATATACGCGCGCGATACATGAAATCATATCGGGTCGATCGAATAGCACGTCTATCGTCTGGCCGCTAATCGGCTGCAGGACGGGTTGAGAAATCGGCGTCATGCTAGCGCCGTTATTGTATGAGCAACCGCCATCTTTTTTCTGTGCGATTGCTGTAGCGATAGCAAGGTTTGAATCAGTAGCCGACACGCACGCATACATCGAGTGTGAAACCATGGTCACGCCGTCGATAGTCTCGGTGGTCGCGGCGACATTTTCCCGAAACTTCATACTGTTAAAACCGGGTAATAGCGAGACATTCGCAATGATCGCACCCGCCATCGATGAGCCCTGAGCGAATAGAGCATTATTGCGCAACACTAACGCTTGTTGATCTGATTGTGTCGCCGACCCTAACGTGCCCTGCGCGGGGTTGTTAACAGTTAGCCAACCGATCAGATTGCTAAGTATCTGGGTTAGGGTATTCGCAGTGCATGGGATGGCGCCGGGCAGGATCGAAACGAATATTCCTGCCACAGTGCCGCCGGCGGGTACCGTAACGTTCTGCTGTAGGGCGTAAACGTTATTTAAAATGCTGTCGGATGCAAGCGCACCCGCGGCGATGAACGTGCCCGGGATGCCGGTAATAACGACGTTCACCGTGGTGAATGTTTGACCAATACGCTGCACCCCGGTTAACGCCATAATCGCATCGAGGTAAACGCCCCCGGCGATCGATGGGTTAATCTGGTTTGCCAGTGCTGCGTTATTGTTAACCACATCTGCCCGCGCGATTGTTTCCGTTGTGATCAACAATCCGGCAGGGGAATTCGGCGAGGTATTCAACCCTGTGCCGAATACTGCGGTATATTCTGCCGTTACGTCGGCTTGTAGCGTCGACGTGTCAACGGTGATCAACCCCTGTGGGACAATGTATCCGTAATAATCAGCCATTCACCACACCTTGTCCATAATCTGTCATTATCGTTGCTGTATATGTTAGCGTATTCGCAGCCTGTGCGATATCCAGCGTAATAACTTCAACCACATCTGGTATCGCTAGCCATGCTGACCGAAGCGCCGCGGCGAATTGCGGGATGTTGAGAACCCCTGAGAACACGGTTTCGAAATAGGGTATGCCGAGATTCGTGGCATAAATCATTTCGCCCAATATCGTTTTGGCTGCCTGCGCGCACGCCTGAAGGGTAGCTTCTAAATCATACACAATGGCAATATTACCATCAGGCGTCAGGTACATGTCGTTGTTAGCGTTAACCGCTATTGTTAGGGTCATGGTGGTATGTCCGGAGTGATCGAACCGCTTGCCGTTATCGCGCCGTGGACGTGTAGCGTGCCACCGGGCGCCCCTGATGCATCGAGTGTACCATCTAATTCTATACCGCCTATAGCCCCCGTAAACGTCATGCCAGCGGGGGTGATTTCTATTCCGCTAGATTCTGTACCATCTGTGCACGAAAAATTAACTCGGCTAGGCGTGATATCGATCTCAGAGATATCAGTCGAAGTGGTTTGACTAGTCACGATAAGCTGGATTAGCTCGTCGCCGACTACTATCCGGGTAAGGCCGTCTGTCGTAGAAAACACAGCATTATCGGTATCGCTATCGTTAATCACATAGTTCCGCATCTGATCCGGGACGAACAACGCGTCGGCGAAGTTGCTCAATCGCGGAGTGTTGGGCGGCGCTTGCGTATAGGTTTGCAGAAATAGCGATATGTCCCGATCGTTAGCAATTACCCAGCCCAGATTGCCCGGTTTCAGCGCGAACGATAACATCACGTTACCGCCCCCGAGAATCAATACGGGTATACTCGCGATCTGTGGCCGAGGCTGCACGGTTCCATCGGTGCCTACGATCGCTATCAGTATTTTAACTTGTGCGCGATTCGTTTTACGATTGTAGCTAATGATCTCCGCTGGAAGCGTACCGTTAACATCCTGCAGCATTTTTTTAAACGCAAAACGGATAGAGCCCGCAAGCGTATCATTATTGGCTGGATCGATATCAGGAAAATTGCCTCTACGCATTATTGTATCCTCGCCGCTTCAGCGATGTAGTAAAATGGTGTTTCACGGCTAGCGATCTGAAAGCCCAATTTGTATATCACATAGATGCCGTTTGCCGCTGGATACACATCGCTTTGTATCTGAATTCCCGTCCCTACTGTTGTAATATTATCGACTAGAAATTTAACCCTAATACCGAATTCTGTAAACTCAGGGATACCGATCATGCCGTTCGCTGCGCTTACGATACGCGTCGAGCCGAGTAACGGATCGCCACTGTTCTTAACGATCAATTGGTTATTATCAACATAGATGTTAAACATACCGAGTTGTCCGGCTGCATCAATTTGATTAAGCGACGAACCAGCGAACGCGAAATTAGTCACCGTTTTATCGGTTGCTTGGAATCGCAACTGCAGTCCGAGATCGTTCGCTATACCCTGCGTGATCTGTTTGATCGTAGCGCCACCGGGCTGGTTCCTCGTGATTAACGAAGTTTTTGCGAAGTTGCCCGTTAAGCATTTTAAAACAATACCAATATCGGGCGGTTGCGTGCAACGCGAAGCGACTACCGTACCGAGATAGATAAGCGTTGTCCCATAAGATTGGCGGCCTGCAAATAACGAAACGGTTTTTGGTGTCACGTTTAAATTGTAAGGCGATGTTTCAGTTAATAGATAATCTTGCGTAGTTTTGTCGAGATTCTGCAAAGTGATCTCTGCGTCATTCTGTAAAGCGTTAGCGTATTTAGTACCCGTGGCAGTGATCCACAAGTCGCCGGAGTAAATTTTCGTTACCCCGTTCACAAGTATTTTTACCTGTACGATCCTCGGGTCAAGTGCTTGCATTAACGATACCCGCCAGTTCCGCTTGCGACGCATAAATAAGAAATTGAGAAATACCGAATTGATTGTAATCGAGCAACACCGGCTCGTCGGACAACCACATAAAATTTCCGGTCGCTAGATACCCGTACGGGATCACTGGGGAGTTAACCACAACGCGCTGGCCGAGCACGACTGGTACTTGATTGCGCGTAACGTCCATCACAATAACGCCATCATCGTAATACGGCGCGATACGTGTTTGAGGCGCACACAAACGTATCACGATATCGTAGAAATCCGTATCAAGCTGTATCGAAAACGATTGTATGGGTAGCGCACTAACCGGGACAATTTGCATGCGTTACTCCATATTCTTAAGCGAAGCATAGGATATTTTCGGATAGAACAATTGCTTCGCTGCTGATGTTTGTGCCGTAGTTGCTGGCGATGCTTGCTGGGATCCACGGTCGACGGTGTTAGTCGCTGCGGGAGATTTCACGCCCTGTACGCTTTGTGTATTCGCGAACAGTACTTGCTTAAGTGTTAACGCCATCGTTAGCACGCTAAACGTTTCGGGGTTTTCTTCATGTGGTAATGACGCGATAATCTGATTCGGGTACACACCCGATTTAGTTTGTACTGTTAGCAATGTGGCGTTGAGGTAATACTGCTTAATTGTTTCGTAAACGCCAAGGTAGGCTATCGACGGGATAACCATCGAGAGTTCGATCTCAACGGGATTAATAATTCGGTGGTCTGTAATGGTTGCGCCCGTTTCTAGCGGATGTTCCATCACTTTTGCTGTTTCTTTCACGATCGCTTTGATGGGTCTAGCGAGTGGAAACACTTGCGTAAAATCTTGGGTAAACACGCCGATCGTGTCAACGGCATATGTACCTAATAATTGGCGTGCGATGCCCATCAGTACGCTACTCCATTGCCGAATTGGTTATTTGCTTGATAAAAATGATTGCTTAATGACTTGCGGAATTCCGCCGCTATCCCTTCCGCATCGGTCGATTGCGTGTTGACCACAATTTCGCTGATGTTTATCGTCTGGTTTTTATCGCCGCTGGCGTTAGATATACTGTTCGACGTTAGTGTGTTAATCGGCGAGTTATTCGCATCAGTCAATAGTGACCGTGTTTTTACCTGTTCTTTAGCGCCATACGTAAACGGGGTGAAAAGTGCGCCTTTCTTGTTTCGATCAACTGGCGGGATGAATGTCCCGAGCAATGAATCCTTACCTTCGAAATAAAACTTAACATCTTCGTAAGCAAGCGCAAGCGCACCGAGCGCAAGCGTTACGCCTGTGATCGCCGCAATCCACGGTAAAAACTGTACGGTTGCGATCGCCGCAGCGCCACCGATTGCCAAGATCGCCCCGCTTATTAAATCTTTATGCTCTGTGAGATACACGGCGACCGGCGTAGCAACAAGATCGTAAAATTTACTAAATACCGGTAACGCTTCAGTCGCCACTGTGCGCGACAACGTTCCGAACGCCTGTTCCGACCGCTGAAGGGATAAGGTATACTCATCGGTTACTTGTTGCTGCTGTTTAGTGACAACGCCCAACCGACGCTGTTCGTCAAGCAATGCCATCACTTCACGTCGACCACGCTGCAACAATAGGATCGTAGGTTCGTCTAAGCCGAGTTTACGTCCGTACTGTAGCGCCCTGAATCGGCCGAGCTTCGCGAACGCATCTGCCAGCGGGAGTAACGCTTGTAATGCGACGCGTGGGCTCGAACCGAGGTGCTCTGCAAGTGAGTGGATCGACGATTGAAATGTTTTAGCATCGCCACCCGCTTTTATGATCGCTTGTCCCCATGCGTCTAATTCTTCGATATTGACGCCTAATAATTTCGACGTCCTACTGAGGTCTTGTGTGTATTCGACTGATGCTTTAAGGCTCTGAAAGATTGCTGCCGCGCTGAGTACACCGGCGGCTACACCGGCCAGATTGCGCCCGATATTAACGAGCTCAGAACCAACGCCTTTAAATGCTTCCTGAGTTGCGGTTAAATTACGGGTTAACGAATCGCCAGCCTTTTCGACTTTCTTCTCGTCGGCCACAACTTGTGCTGTGCCGAGGCTCTTAAATAATATGATGAACGTATCGAGGATCGCCATTATCGTTTCGCCTCTGCTTTCTTCCGCGCATATTCAGCGGCCAACCATTCGTTATATTTCCGAATAGAGATTATCTCCCAGAGAATAAAAGCGTCCTCTAGGCTGTAGACTGTTCGGAGCTCGTCGAGGGTTGCTTGCTTTTCTGCGATAATTGATCCGATAAACCCATCAATATTTTTGTAGTCCACGCTGGGAGCTTCTGGGCGACATCTTCGAAGAAAGTCGAGAGGCGCCCGTTTCGAAAAAAAGAGCAATTGTACTGCATCATCTCCCACTCGACTTGTGCGAGTATCTCCCAATCGCGAATGTGGTTGTCCACGAGCGCGCGATTATTTAACGGAATCAACTGGTCGTTTATCTTGATGAACACATAGCACATCAGCTTCAGCATGATTTCTTCGTTGAGTTTATACTCGCCAACTTTCGGAATACTCGTTAACGGATAGCCGGCGATAATCTCACGCCCTGCAATCGCTGGAAACTTTGACAGGGTGTAAGTCTTCTCGCCGATCGTAAACTCTTTGGGTTCAATCGGGTGCATTAATCAATTGCCTCGAACATAAATTCGTATGTTTTCGTTTTTTGTCGACCTTCACTTGCGATCGATCTACCCGGCATGCCGCTGATAATCGTACCCGGAGATAAACCAACTGGCGTACCATCAGGGAGAACGAAGTTAAAAGTAATAATATCGTTCGCTGCGATCTTTCCTCGTGATGGACGATTAGCGTTAAGTAAGATGGATAACAGATTGTCGGTCACACTGCCGGGTATCTGTGAAATTGTCATGCGCACGGGGTTTGCTTTCGACCACGTGATCAAATCGCCGTTTAACCCCATCGCACCATCGCCGATCTGTAAGACTGGTATATCGATCGGGTCAACGTCATCTGACCATTGAGTGACTGGGAACCCAATCGGAAAAGTGTTCGATGCGATTAGCCAACCGAGCGTATTAAAACCTGATATATTTTGCATGTCTCAATCCCTTAGATGAGGAAATCGTTTCCGACCACTTTGCGGATCACATCGTCTTTACTGTAAACCAACGTATAGACGGCCTGATATGTCACTGGCGTTGTAGCTTGTGGGACGAATATCACATCGCGCCAATAGCCTTGATTCTGCACCTGATACCATGCGTCGGGATCGTTCGTAATTGATCCGATTGCAACGATCTGACTTGGCGTAAGCGTTTTACCTACACTAATCGTCCCGTTGACCAACGCTTGATTAATCACACCTTGCATGGTCGCGAAAATCATCGTACGACCGTTGTTATTCGCTGGCACTTGATTAACGTTAAGCAATAGGTTCATCAGAGACGCACCCATTGCATCCTTCAGCCAGATTTCATTAGCGTAGGTTGTCATATCGGTAGGATCAGTGATCAACCCTTGTAATACGCCCTGCTGATAGAAATTGATTAACTGACCGGCTGTTTGTGTCTGACCGTTATAGTTAATGCTGATTAGGTTATATGTTAGCGCGGTGGTTAAGTCGGACACACTTGCGGCTAGTCCCGCGTATTGCGTAAATTCGTAGTTAACCACAGTGTTCTGACCGCTATAGTTTACCGATGCTTGTATCGCTTCGGGTAACATTTCGATATAGCCCGGCGTTGTTCCGCCGACTTGTGTCGCATCAAGGCCAGCTTTCAAATTGATACCGGTGCCCGCAATGCCGGCAAGTCCAGCCTGCCAAACGGTAGCGTTGCCTGAGTTAACCGACAACTGATAAATAAACGTTACGTCTTCCGCCTTCGTCCAGTTCGCTAACGCTACTGCTTGAGCGAGGGACAAGAAAAACGAAATCGTCTGGGCACCCGATACTGTTGCGGGAACTGGCGTCGATGGGGATGCCGCTTGACCGAGCACAATATTAGTATTCGTGCTAATGGAGAAAATAACCGCACCAAACGGTATGCCAACGCCTTCGACGGCCATACCCACAGACAACGCCGCAGTGTCGCTCACAGGGATTGTGGCACTAGCTGCAGTTAAGGTCAGGGATAACTGTTTTGGCATGAACGAAAACGAACCGAAGTTATTAGAGAGGTTAGCGGATGTTGTGATCGACTGAACGGGCGTTTCGACCGCTGAGCCATTCGCCAGTGTTGCTGCTACGCCGGGCTGTGGGACGAACCGACCGTTAGCCACGCTAGCGACGGGGATTAAATTCATGAGACTGGCCACATCTGTACCGCCTGTGCCTGCGGAAACTGCAAACGTTGGGTCGGAACCGACGACACCCGACGAGATAATGAAATTGGCAGTCGTAGGTGAATAAACAACGGTAGCACTGGCAAAAGTGACCGCAATCGCAGTTTGTAGCGCGGAAGCAACGCCGGCGAGATTTACGGCGGACGTTAAATCGATTCCGCTAAAATTGTGGAAAACACCCCCGACTGTTAACGCGATCGCAGCATCAGAAATCGGTTCATACATGCTCGCATAATTCTGCGGAACCGCATCGACGAAACCGAATACCATCGGGGCGACTGCTTCGTCCACCCATCGAGCAAACGAGATATTACCCGGTGAGGTGCCGGCCTTGCTGATATAGTTAAAGTAAAACGTCGCTCGTTTATATTCTTCGGAGTTAACCCCAAAATAAGCACCCACAGACGCAGCGTTTGGAAACTGGGCGTAAGTCTGTGGGGGCATGAGCGGATTATCGGTAAACAGGCGCGCCATGAATTCGCGCCCTAGCACCTGCGATCCACCCGCTACTGCTGAGTTAATCTGCACATATTGACTTTGCGGGATCGCCATCTGAATCGTCCTTATTATATGGGGAATGTATCAATCGTTACTGGTAAGTTTATCACCGGCAGATTATTCGTTCTACTGTTGAGATAGGTTAACACAAGTTCAAACGCTGGGGCGGCTTCGAAATTATCCATATCGTCCACAAAATAGGGATTCCGGATTTGTTGCACACGGAGAACCCCAACGCCTGCCGCGATTAATATCTGTACGGTGTTAGCTGATTGGAGAATGTCGCACACTTCGTTAACGAGATCAGCGGCGGTATAACTAAACGTATTGTACGGGCGTTGCAGAACTAACGCACTGAACTGAAAAATCGTTTCGTAGTACTGCAGTTCGGTGTGGACTTCAACACTATGCACTGCGTCCCACACGTCCCCCCAAAAAGGATATCCATATCGTTTGTCCGATACTTTAAAAAAATACACAGTCGGGGCGGTTGGTATGCCCTGTTGCGTGGGTTGATTCGATTGGATAACGTTCACGCCCAGAAACCCGTCAGCGATTAGCCCAGCGTTGATGATTGGCAAAAACAATCGAATCAGATCGTTATCCAACATAGAAATTACCGTTCCCGAAGTTAGTATAATTGTTCTCTTGCGGGAGAGTGTTAAACCCGAAAATGTTTGTAGCTAGGATCGGAACGTCTAACTTGCAACACAGAACGGCGTCCCAACCGTCCTCTCTGTACCAGCCCGTGTTGCTCTCGCATTGGAAACGTTCGCCCATGTAGAGCAATTGGTCGTTTGATACGTCACGCTTAATATCGATTATCCGTTGTAGCGAATAAAACACATAGTACGATTTCGCAAGATCAAGGCCAAGTTCTTCGTACAGCCTTTTTGGTACCGGCTGAAAACTACCGTACACTGTCAAGGGGATGTTGTAGGTTGTTAACCACTCACCCACATCGTTAACTGTACGGCTCGCTGCCGCGAAATATTGGATCACTTCGCAACGGATCGCGGTTAATGCTTGCGATAATATGTTCGAGCTCGGGACGGCCATTAGTAGTCCTCGACTTTGTGCGATAACGTCTGGAACATATGCGCTGTATCGATCAGCGGCTTAGCGATATTGTGCGCCGTCTTGCCGGTACGTCTTTTCGCCAACCGTGCGGCAATCGTTCGTTTCGCCAACGGGGGTGACCATACTTTCGTTATCGTCTCGGCAATCTCGCCGGCGACTAATCCGCCGATCTGTTCCATCACCCCAAACGCTGTGATCTTACCGCGTAAAACTGCCCGACCGCCTTTTTCTATCGCTTCTTTCCATTGGGATTGTCGATCGGCAATAGTCGGCCTAATGAACGGCCGGGCTGGAATGTCCTTTGCTGCGTTACCATATTCGTTTTGTGCGGCTATCGCTGCGACCTGCGTACCGTCTTCGTATTTTGCACTGGGGAACCAGCCGATTTTAACGACTTTGGAACCCATGTCTTTTAATGCTTTCGTTAGTACTTCGTAACCTTGTTGACCACGACGGACTTGCATACTACCACCCCCAACGGCCACCGCCGTAACCACCCAGCGGGTATTGAGTACTACTAAACCCGGACAATGGGGCGGAGCCACCGACATACCAACCGCCGACGGACTTCGCTTGTAATAGAGCGTGCAATTGCATCCCGTACGGCGACGAATTTAGCCACCAGTCCCATTGATTCTTCAAGGGGGGTGGGGTCAATGTGATAGATATCTTATCTATCGTCGAGCCCTGAATCACTTGCGGATATTGCCCGCGCGGGATGATCACAGCGCCGAGCCATGTTAGGTGCGCAG